AATTTAGAAGAAGAAAAAAAATACAAATCACCTGAAAATTCGGAATTTCAAAGTAAAGGAGTTGACTTAATGAGGAAATTAACCGATTATTTGGGAAAATAATAAATTATGGACGAAAAATATTTTGTAGCAAAAATTCAGTATGACTTACCTGATGAGAATACTGGTAAAATCAAAAAAATCAGAGAAGAGAAATTAGTTAAAGGTTTTTCAGTAACAGATGTTGAAGCAAAGGTTACGGAAAAATACCAAGGTTTTACAAATGATTGGAGAATTACTTCAGTATCGGAAAGTAAAATTGATGAGGTAATCGAATAATTAAATTTTAAACAAATTAAATTAAAGTGGTCATAATCGACCACTTTTTTTATGCTCCGAATTTTTTACATAAAATAAAATTAAGATTGTGTTACCTTAAAAGTGAATTTTTTATTATTTGACACTATTTATATTGTAAAAATAATAGATTTTCATGAAAGAAAACAAATTAGTCCAAGAGGCTCTTATTCAAATGAGACAAGTTGAAGAAGCAATAGCCGAAAATGCAAAAGGAATACTTGCTTCAACTATGAAGGAAGAAATCAACCAACTAGTAAAAGAATCTCTTTCCGAACAGGATGATGAAAATGAGATTGAATTAGATGCAGACGTTGATACGGATGCTGATAACGATGAAATGGAAATGGATATCGATACAGATATGGACATGGACTCTGATGAAGAGGATATGGATATGGATGTTGACATGGATATGGACATGGATTCAGAAGAAAGTCCAATAGATTTAACTGACGCTTCTGACGAAGAAATCTTGAAAGTATTCAAAGCTATGGGTGAAGATGACGGTATCATTGTAAAAAAAGATGGTGAAAACGTTCATTTAACCGATGATGATGCTGACGTAGAATATCTTGTTAAGCTTGGTGAGTCTGAAAAAGACGAATTAATGCAAGAAGATGATATGAATTACGATGACCAAGACGACTCAGTTGATGACGTTATTAACGCTATTTTTTCTGACAATAGTGATTCATCAGATGTTGAAAATTTTGACGATGAAGAAGAAGTTGTTTATGAAATAACTTTAGATGATGATGACGAAATGATGGATGATGATGAGGAAATGATGGAAGATGATTCTGAAATGATGGAAGATGATTCTGAAATGATGGAAGAAGATGACATGGACGATTTGAAAAATGAAACTTACAAACCTAAAGGTGTTGGAATAGGCTCAGGCCCTAAATTTTCTTACAAAGATAAAGCTAAAGGCGGATTCGATGAAAAGAAAAAAGTAGGTCCTAAATCAGTTGGTACTGGTAAAGCAAAATTTGAATACAAGAAAGGTGAAAATATGGGAGGTAAATCCAAAGTTGTTAAAGCAGAAACTAAAGAAGGTGATTACGGAATGAATAGAGGTGATAAGTCTAAAACCATGAAAGGTAAAGAAGATTACACTACTAAAAAAGGTATGACAAATTCTAAAGGAGAAAAGGCTTTTGAAAAAACTGAAACAAAAGAAGCTGCTAGAACATACGGAATGGGTTCAAAAGAAGGTAGAGGATTAAGAAAGGGCATCACTAATAACAGAAATTACAATTATAGTAATAGTGGTGTTAAAGTTGAATCTACTCAAGAAGAAGTTAGAATGTTGAGAGAAAAAAATGAAGAGTACAGAAAAGCATTAAATGTATTTAGAGAAAAACTTAACGAAGTTGCAATCTTTAATTCAAACTTAGCTTACGCTACAAGATTGTTTACAGAACACTCAACTACTAAAAAAGAAAAAATAAACATCCTAAGAAGATTTGACGATGTTGAAACTTTAAAAGAATCTAAAAATCTTTATAAGTCAATCAAAGACGAATTAAATACTGTGGATACAAAATCAATTAACGAATCAGTAGCAACAAAATTAAACAAATCAGTTTCTACAGGTTCATCAACAACTCTAATTGAATCAAAAACTTATGAAAATCCTCAATTCTTAAGAATGAAGGACTTAATGGGTAAATTAGGTTAAAAAAATAAAAATAAAATAAACTTAAAAACAAAACAAATACTAAAATGGGAGCATTATTAGAATCAGGTCTTGTAGGTAACATCGGTTTAAAACACCTTAAAGTTATCAAAGAAGACACAATCAACAAATGGGACAAATTAGGCTTTTTAGAAGGTCTTAAAGGTCACATGAGAGAAAACGTAGCACAATTATACGAAAACCAAGCATCGTTTTTAATTAACGAAGCATCATCTACATCTGACACAGGTGCATTTGAAACAGTTGTTTTTCCAATTGTAAGACGTGTATTCTCTAAATTATTAGCGAATGACATCGTATCAGTACAAGCAATGAACTTACCTATTGGTAAATTATTCTACTTTGTACCTAACATTCAGGCTTACACTGACCCAGCTAACTTAGCTAACACAGGTATTCACTATCCTCCTTATGGTTCACCAAATGCTGCGGATACTCAAACACCAAACAGTGGTTACGACTACAATAACACTAAAGACCTTTACGATAGATTCTACGAAGGTAACGAACCAGCTTTGGACCCTCCAGGATTGTTCGATTACTCTAAAGGTCAATATTCTGCTATCAGTGCTAGTGTAGTTACTGTTAGTTGGTTAGCTGACCAATTAGTTCCTACAGCTTATACTGAGGATAATTACAGAAAAGTGTTAATCGTTATGTCAGGTTTTGCATCTGATGGAGCAGGTAAATTAATCGGTCCTGATGGTCAACCAATGGACAACGAAGCGTTCTTATCTGATTTAACTATTTATGGTGCTAATGGTAACGCTTTCACATCAGGTAACACAAGTAACCCTTACTTATTTAGAGTTGTAACTCAAAGATATGGTAAAGGTATCGTACAATATGGTAATAACAATGCAACATCTGTTTTCCCTAATGACAGAACTGATGGCGGTCAATATGACAACTTATGTGATGCTGAAGGTAAAATTTACTTAGAGGTTGATTTACAAGTACCAGTTTGTATCACTTGTGGTGGTTCTATGGACGGTTACACAGGTTCAACATTCGCATCTGATACATCAGTTAACGACGCATTCACTGCTAAATACAGAATCTACAAAAACTTAGAGTTTGAAGATAGAATCGGTGAGGTATCTTTCGACCTTATGTCAGTTACAGTTTCTGTAACAGAAAGAAAATTAAGAGCTCAATGGTCTCCAGAAATGGCTCAAGACGTTGCAGCATTCCACAACATCGACGCTGAAGCTGAATTAACAGCTTTATTGTCTGAGCAAGTTGCGGCTGAAATCGACCGTGAAATCTTAAGAGATTTACGTAAAGGTGCGGCTTGGAACTTACGTTGGGATTACAACGGATGGAAGCGTCTTGGTTCAAGTGCAGTTCCTTACACTCAAAAAGATTGGAATCAAACATTGATTACAGCTATCAACCAAATTTCGGCTCAAATCCACAAATCTACCTTAAGAGGTGGAGCTAACTGGATTGTTGTTTCTTCTGAAATCAGTGCTATCTTTGATGACTTGGAATACTTCCACGTATCAAACGCGGCTCCTGAGCAAGACCAATACAACATGGGTATTGAAAGAGTTGGTACATTAGCTGGTCGTTACCAAGTGTATAGAGACCCTTACTTCCCAGCAAACCAAGTGTTGTTGGGTCACAAAGGTACATCTTTACTTGACACAGGTTACATCTACGCACCGTATGTACCTCTACAATTAACACCTACAATGTACAATCCATTCAACTTTACACCTATCAAAGGTATAATGACGAGATACGCTAAGAAAATGGTTAATAACCGTTTCTACGGACGTATCACGGTTGATGGTGTACGTACATTCGATTTAAGAGAATTGAGATAATCAATATCTTATTTAGATACCAAAAAGGAGACAAGAAATTGTCTCCTTTTTTTATTTACACAAAAAACAGATATTGTATATTTATTTTTAGATTTTAGTTTATCAGTCCCCAGCCCTAATAAGCTGTTGAGTATTCACGGACACGAAGGTATTGGTAACATAGTCATTAACTATTTTAAAATTAAAAAAAAATGTATTACACAACAACTAGCGCGAGCAAGCCGACTGCTCACATCACAAAGAAAAAGTCGCGTTTAAAAATCTACAATGGTAATGTCGTATTCCTTAACGACAAAGATAATTTCGAATTCGAAATTCATAATCCAAAACAAACATCGGTTCTTTGTAAAATCAAACTGAATGGTCAGTATATCTCCACGAGTGGTATTATTTTACGACCAGGTCAAAGGGTGTTTTTAGAGCGTTTCCTTGACTCAAATAACAAGTTTGAGTTCAGTACCTATGAAGTTAAAGATACGTCCGAGAATCGTGATGCAATTGACTTAAATGGAGATGTAATGGTTGAGTTCTATGATGAACAGGAAGTTAGGATTTACCCTCACCTTTCAGGTGGAAATTGGAATACTGGTTGGTCACACATTAACACAGGTTCTCCATATTATGGTGATATAACTTTTACCAATAACTCATCAAACGCATATTTTACTAATACATCATCAGTTGTTGGAGAAACAAACACATTTGAAGTTCCAAACATCAGAAGTGTTAAATCTAAAAAATCTATTGAGACAGGTAGGGTTGAAAAAGGTGAAAAATCAAATCAACAATTTACCAATTCATCAAATCAAACTTTTAATTTTTTGATATCTAACTCTATAAGATTTAAAATATTACCATTAGGTAATAAAAATGTCACCACAGAGGATATTAAACATTACTGTACCGAATGTGGTATCAAGACAAAATCAAAATATAAATTTTGTCCGTCTTG